GCGTGTTTTTTTTTTTTTTCTCTCGCTGATGTGTTCACGTTATGGTCCGCTATTCACACCAAGTGGCTTGTCGCTGTCACTCAAATATCGTGGGCTATGAGGGCCTCAATAGCCTCTCCCCCAATCATCTGGGCCCGGGGTGGGTGTTTCGAGTGTGGTTTCCCTTTCTTGTCAACATAGGTGTACTGGTCAAGCCAGCCCACCGCACCGGAAGCCACACGCCCATACGCGTCCATGAGATCTTCATACCCGATCGCATAAACATCCCGGAGATAATCAGAGAAGGAATCCAGATCCAACACATCTGAGTTCTTCACCTTATCCACGATATTTTCAACACCGCCCATTTCGTTCATCTTCGTCAGACGGACGTCGAAATGGGGTTTTGCGCTCATTCCCTGAGCCGTCTCCAACAACAAGTCCTTCAAACCGGGCACGAACCTGTGCTCATACGCAGCTGAGTAATACTTCCCAGCCATGTAATCTCTATCACCAACTTGCGTGTTCTGATTAGCACGCAAGTTGAGCTTTGCAAGCACGCGCCCAAACTGGGGAACGGGACGAGTTCTCACCTTATCGCTCACATAGCGCTTCCTGTAGAAGGTGCCATGATGGCGGGTAGGGGGGACAACGACCTTGGCCTCCATGCCAGCCTGTGGCACGACTACCTGTATCGCTTTTTCCATATCCTTGACCCCCCCATCCGTGTAGAGCCCCAAAAAATCGTCCCCGCCATGTATATGCGTGCTCTTTTTAATGCCGGCTAGCAACGCGGATGCTAGCAACAACACACTTCCAACATAAGAGTTCCCAGTGGTAGTGGTGGTCTCACCTGACCACCTCTGCCCATTGACAGTAGCCTCGATACCATACCGAGTCCACACACGAACGCTTGTGTTGCGAGCGAACTCACGCACAAACCATGCCGGAGCCCCATGCTTTGCATAGAACATTGCCTCTCGACGGCGAAATTCCACACTCTGTGACCCATCGTTATTGGCAAAGTCGCTTTCCAAAATCTCTCCCGGGGCCGCATGGATAACATCTCCTAGCTCCTCACCAGACTTGCCGCACGCAAATACGACAACATTGCCTGTGTTGAGGGGATTCTCATGGCTAAGAGATATCTTCATACGACGTTGGAGTTCCATCACAAC